ATGATGCTGTACCCATTGTCGATCAGCCGGGCACCGAGATAGGCGAGTGGACCGCTGTTCTTCGGTGTGAATTCTTCGTTCATCAGTGGGCCAGTTCGTGAATTTCAAGCGGATAGATCAGCCATTCGCGGCGTACCGTTTTCCGGCCGCACGCGCGCTCGATCTTGGCCGCGATGGACGCGGAAAAACGACCCTCGCGGATCGCCGCGTGCAGGTGTGCGCGCTCTACCTTGCAGTGATCGGCGAGCGCCGCGATGCTGGTGTTCGGTGTCGCGTGCAGCGCCGCCAATCCGACCATGTATCGCAATCGGCGCTGCGCCAACTGCGCGTCGACATCGGCGTCGCTCAATTCGGGATCGCGCGGGTTTTCGACCCACGCCGGGAACGTAATCATGTGTTAGACCTCCTGTGCATAGAACAACTGAGTGAAATGTGAACAAATTATCGCACACACACTTGACGACCAGCAAATCGGCATGAGAAGATGCTGTCCATGCACTGATCGACGACAAGGTAATTCTGTGGCGGCCGAATACGACAAAACTAGCTTCGGAATTCAGCGGAGACGCGTGGATGCCGCTCGCATAGTCGAAATTCGTGAAGTCACAATTGAGCGCCTGGCGTTCGTGGTCAACCCGGATCATCGGGAACACCTGGAACGACTTCTCGCCGCAATCGACGACGTGCTGATGGATTTGAATTCGTGATTTGCAAATGCGCTGGCTGACTGGCGGTAATCCGGCGCACCTTTTTACCCGCCTATCTCATTGATGGAGTTTTACATGTCCCTGGAACAAGCACTGAACGACAACACCGCGACCATGAAACAACTGATCGCCGCCCTGGCCGCCGCTGGCACCGTGTCCGCAGCATCGACCGGCACCGCCGCTGACGCAGGCACCGCGACGACCACGAAGACCAGCACCGCCAAAGGCAAGACCAAGACCGCCGAGAAGTCCGGCCCGACCCGCGAAGAGATGGTCGCCGCCCTGACCGAAGTGAAAGAGAAGTTCGGTGCGGCCGAAGCGAAGGCCATCATCACGAAAGTCGGCGCTGCCAAGATGGCCGAGATCGCGGACGACAAGATCGGTTCGGCCTTCACGCTGGCGAAGGCGAAGCTGGAAGCATCGAGCGCCGACGACGACAACAACGACGACGACGGCCTGTAATCCGGCATGACCGAGCACACGTTCAGCGTCGCAGAAATGCGCGCTGCGATCCAGCGGGTGATGGACGGCGGACACTCCGTTTTCTCACCCTCGGGATCGAAGATGTGGCTCGGTTGCGCGGGATCGCTGATTCCCAATCTGTTCGCGCCGGATGATTCCGGCAAGGATGCGGCCTACGGAACCGTGGGCCACATGGTAGGCGAAGAGTGGTTGAAGACGGGCATGCGTCCGAAGTATTTGCTGGGCCGTCGCGAGTTCGTGCAGGCCGGCGAATGGGGCTACCTGATCGACATCGACGAGGCGATGTTCGAGTACGTGAAGCGGTACGTCGACTGGTGTAAGAACCTGCCCGGCGATCACTACGTCGAAACGCGCGTCGACTTCTCCCGCTTGACGCCGATCCCTAACCAGGGCGGCACCGCTGACCACTGCGCATGCACGTATCAGCGCATGGTCATCACCGACCTGAAAATGGGTAAAGGCGTTCGCGTCTACGCGAAAGAGAACAGCCAGGCGTTGCTATACGCGCTTGGCTTTTTTTATGAGTGGGATTGGCTGTACGACTTCCAGGAATTCGTGATCCGCATCGCGCAACCGCGCCTCGACGTGTTCGAGGAATGGGTGGTGGATCGGAAGTATCTGCTGGCCTTCGCCGAATACGTGAAGGAACGCGCCGCCGCAGCGTGGGTGCAGAACGCACCGCGTACGCCGAGCGCGGAAGCATGCCAGTGGTGCAGGGTGCAGTCGACGTGCGCGGCGAAGGCGAAGGTCTTGATTGACCTGACCGGCGGCGCGTTCGACGACCTGTCTCCCGAGGTGACGCAGGAAGAGATCGACGGCTTCCGCGCCGCGCTGGCCGAGGACCTGGTGCCGTCGCCGGTTGATCCGGCGAAGTTGACGACGCTGGAACTCGAACGGCTGTACGGCTGGCGCAATACTGTCGAGCGGTTCTTCAAAAAGGTGGGCGAAGAACTCGAACAGCGTGCACGCGACGGCGTGAAGTTGAAGCTGCACAAAACCGTGGAAGGGCGTTCGTTCCGCACCTTCCGCGACAAGAACAAGGCGGTCGAAAGACTGATCGCTTTGGGCCTGGACCGGGACGACATCGTGACCGAAGAGGTGGCGAGTCCAGCAAGGGCCGAAGAGTTGCTGATCGCCGAGGGCTACAAGAAAAAGGACATCCCGGAACTGCTGGATGGCCTGGTCTTCAAGCCGCCAGGCAGGGCGACTCTGGCGTCGATCAAGGATTCGCGTCCAGCATTGAACGTGAAGTACGACGACGCTTTTAGCGAATTTGGCGAGTGATCGTAAATTCATTTATATCGTTTATACCGAAGGAAGATTGAAATGGCACAACTGACTGTCAAAGAGCGCGGCAAGAACTATGTGATCTACAACGAAGGCGTGATCCGCATCGACAACGTGCGCTTCTCCTACCCTCACGTCGATAAGCCGTGGAAGAAGGAAAGCGACAAGGGTGTCCCGAAGTACGGCCTGGTCGGCCTGCTGCCGAAGGAAACCCACGAAGAGGCAAAGTCGGCCATCGCGAAAGTGATGAAGGCGATGCTGGCCGAAGCGAAGATCACGGTCCCTGCCGACAAGAAGTTCCTGCGCGACGGCGACGCCAACCGCGACGACGATGATGATGCAGAAGGTGATGGCAACACCTACAAGAATCACTGGTTCATCAGCGCCCGCGAAACCAACCGTCCGACGCTCCGCGACAAGAAGGGCAACAAGCTGGACCCGGTTGAGGACTTGCAGCAAATCCTCGACATGTTCTACGGTGGCGCATGGGGCCACATGCTGATTCGTCCGTGGGTGCAGCAAAACGAGCACGGTAAGCGACTGAACGCCGGCCTGGTCGGTGCGATGTTCGCGAAGGACGACAAAGCATTCGGTCAAGGTCGCATCGACGATTCCGGCGCATGGGATGTCGACGGCGGCGGCGACGGCGACGACGACAACGACGACGACGACCTGTAATCCACGAAGTACCCGCAACGCCGCAGACTTACAACCTGCGGCGTTGTTTCGTTCTGAAAGCCGATATGCCTATCCCGATTAAAACCTTCCTCGACAGGCGGCCCGAAGCCGCGTGCGACACCGAGTGCTACCGCGACTATTGGAGCATCGGATTCAAGAACCTGGAAACCGGCAAGAAGCTGATCCTGGAAAAGTACGACGGCGTGGACCTGGACCGCCGCAAGATCGCGAAGGTGATGCGCAACTTCCGCCTGTACACCTTCAACGGCCTGGGCTACGACCTGATGATGATCGCGCTCGCGATGGCCGGCGCGAGCAACGAGAAATTGAAGCAGGCGAACGATGCGATCTTCGCGTACCGCCTGCCGCTGTGGAAGTTCCTGGACCGCTACAACTGCCAACTTCCCGACTACCTGGACCACATCGATCTCATGGAAGTCGCGCCCGGCGTGAAGCTGTCGTTGAAGAAGTACGGCGCTCGCATGAACATGCCCTGGTTGCAGGAACTCCCCATCGACCCGAGCGAATTGATCGGTGCCGCGCGCCGGCCGCTCATGCGCAAGTACCTGGGCAACGACCTGGACACGACCGGCGAACTGGCGCTGCGCCTGCGCGAAGAGATCGACATCCGCAACGAGATCAGCGTCGAGTACGGCGTCGACGTGCGCTCGAAGTCCGACGCGCAGATCGCGGAAACCCTGATCGGCCGCGAGGTCGAGAAGATCACCGGCTACAAGCCGGAAAAGCCGACCGTCAAGACCTTCTCGTTCAAGTACGAGCCGCCCGCGTTCATCCGCTTCAAGACGCCGTTGCTGCGCGGCGTGCTGGACGAGATCATGGCGACCAGGTTCTTCGTCTCGGCCGAGGACCCGGAAGACAAGAAATCCTACGGCGTCGTGAAGCTGCCGCAGACATTCAAGACCATCAACGAGCGCCTGCGGATCGGCGGCACCGACTACAGGATGGGCATCGGCGGCCTGCACTCGAAAGAGAAGCGCCGGTCCTTCGTGGCCGACGAGGACACCATCATCGAAGACCGCGACGTGCGCGCCTATTACCCGCGCCTGATCCTGGGTTGCGGATACGTGCCGCAGGCCGTGGGCAAGCAGTTCGTGCCGATCTTCACGCGCTTCGTCGAACTGCGCGACAAGTACAAAGAGCAGGCCGCGATCCTCAAGAAAATCGACCCGACCGAATCGCTGAAATACAAGAAGCGCTCGGACTCCTTCAAGATCGTCAACAACGGCACGTTCGGCAAGACCGGATCGCCGTACTCCATCGTCTACTCGCCGCGCCTGCTGATCTCGACGACGCTGACCGGCCAACTGTCCCTGCTGATGCTGATCGAGGAACTGCACCTGAACGGCTTCAACGTGATCTCGGCGAACACGGACGGCATCGTGACCGTGATCCCGCGCGAGCGCTACGGCATGTTCGCGTGCATCGTCGCGGATTGGGAGATGGACACCGGCTTCACGACCGAGGCCGTGCGCTACCTGGGCGTGTACAGCCGCGACGTGAACAGCTACATCGCCGTCGTCGAGGACCCGAAGGAACCAGGCCAGGTGCTCATGATCCCGGATAAGACCGGCGTGCCGCAGCCGGAAGTGAAGCGCAAGGGGCTGTTCGCGAAGGCCGGCCTGCAAGCGAAGCACGATCCGACGTTCGACATCTGTTCGCAGGCCGTGGTCGACTACCTGCTGACCGGCGCGGACATCGAAGAGACGATCCGCAAGTGCACCGACTTCACGCAGTTCATCGGCGTCAAGCAGGTGGGCAAGGTGAAGCTGCCGGACGGCACGCAGAAGGAAGGCGGCTTGAAGGATGGCGAGTACCTGGGCAAGATGGTGCGCTGGTATCACGGCGAAGGCGAGCGCGGATTCATCGCGAAGCAGAACGGCGCGCGCGTGGCCGGCACGACCGGCGCTGTGCCCTGCATGAACCTGCCCGAAGACTTCCCGGACGACATCGACTACGACTGGTATGTGCGCGAGGCGTACGCGCGCCTGGACGACATCGGCCTGCGCACGAAGAACCCGAAGCTGGAAAACTTCGGATACCGCACGCTGGTCCTGCCGAGCCAGAAGACCGCGCACGTCGTCGACATGGCGACGCGCACGGCGCTGTGCGGCAAGCGCGAGAAGAACGTGCGCGAAGCCTGGCTGTCGCCGGCCGAGGCGGGCCACGACACCCGCATGTGCAAGACCTGTCGCGAAGAACGACCGTATGCAGAGGATGACGACGATGGTGAAGATATTTGACGTGAAGCCGGCGCTGGAAAGCGATAACACCAGCAAGGCGCACAAGTACGCGGAGAAGCGCGGGTGGTTCACGTTCAAGGTCGAATCGCCGACCTTCAACGGCTTGCCGGATCGCTGCTACATCCGGCGCGGCCGAGTGGTGTGGATCGAGTGGAAGCGACCAGGGCGCGGCGAGAGCGGCCTGTCCGCGATCCAGGTCCGCAGGATCAAAGAAATGCGCGAGCATGGCGCGGAGGTGCATGTGCTCGACGACCTGGACGAATTCAAGGAGTTGATGAAATGAGCGTAGTAGCGGACCATTTTTTGCGGCGCATCCGTGCCAAGTTCGCCGACGTGGAACTGTACCGCGAGCAGATGCACGGCTACCAGAACACCGGCCTCAAGTTCCTGAAAGAGAACCCGTTCTCGGGCCTCTTCATCGACATGGGCCTCGGCAAAACCGTCACCACGGCGACGCTCATTGCCGACCTGGCGGCCGAGTTCGTCGACGACAACCCGGTGCTCGTGATCGGCCCGCTGCGCGTCGCCACGCAGACCTGGCCGGACGAATTCAGGAAGTGGAATCACCTGGCGCACCTGAACCTCTCGATCATTCACGTCGACGACGACGATCCGCGCGTGAAGGCCGCGAGCCTGGCCGCAATCCGCGCGAAGCGGGCCGAGTGCGCGGCGCTGCGCATGTTCAAGTCGGAGATCGAGAAGGAAGCGCAGGCGGCCGGCACGCGCGCGGCGGCGCAGATGCGCGAGGACTTGCGCGAGGCCGCGACGTTGAGCAAGGCGAGCGTGCACCTGATCTCGCGCGATTGGGTCGAATGGCTCGTGGCCTACTACCGCGTGCGCAAGCTGAAATGGCCGTACAGGACCGTCATCATCGACGAATCCAGCGGCTTCAAGGACCACAACGCGGCCCGCTTCAAGGCGTTGCAGGCCGTGCGCGATCAGCCTGGCTTCATCACGCGCATGCACATCCTGACCGCGACGCCGGCCGCCGAGAGCTACCTGCACCTGTTCGCGCAGATTTACCTGATCGACGGCGGCAAGCGCTTCGGCAAGGAGATCACGCGCTTCCGCGAGGAATTCTTCACCGAGAACCGCTACACGCGGAAGTGGAAGCTGCGGCCGGGCGCGGAGCCGGCGATCCTGGCGAAGATCAGCGACATCTGCCTGGTCATGAAGGAAGAGGACTACCTGCCGCGCACGCCGCCGCTGTTCGTGACGCGGCACGTCACCATGTCGCCCGAGCAGATGGCCCTGTATCGCAAGATGGAAGCGGACATGGTGGTCACGCTCGACGACGGCAGCGAGATCGAGGCCGAGACGGCTGCGGCGCTGTCGGCGAAGCTGCTGCAAATGGCGTCCGGCGTGCTGTACGAGACGAAGCTGGAACCTGGTGAAACCGACGAGGACGATCACGTCAAAATCCAGAAGATTCACCAGATTCACACGCACAAGCTGGAAGAACTCAAGCAGATCATCGAAGAGTCGCAGGGTCGGAACATCCTGGTCGGCTACCACCACCGAGCATCGAAAGACCGGCTGAAAAAGGCATTTGGCACCAAGATCACTTTCATGGACGCGGACGGCAAATGCGTGAAGCCGTGGAACGCCGGCAAAATCCCGATCCTGGCGATGCACCCGGCCTCGGGCGGGCACGGCCTCAATCTGCAAAAGGGCGGGCACATCATCGTGTTCTACGACATTCCCTGGTCGCTCGAACTGTACCTGCAATTCATCGGCCGGCTCGCGCGCCAGGGCCAGAAGCACCGCGTGCTGGTCTACCTGCTGGTGTGCCGCGAAACGCTCGACGAGGCCGTCGTGCAGGCGCTCACCGCGAAGGAGGACGCGCAGGACATGCTGTTCCGCCTGATGAAGCGCATGCGGACGAAGCTGCGCAAGCTGCTGAAAGGCCGCAAGAAGGTGCAGCCGGAAGACGCGGATTGGGACCAGGTTGTCGAAATTCTCGCGGACACGAAGATGAGCGACGAGGTGAAGCTGGAAGACGAGATCGTCGACGACGTGAAGCGCTGGTACTACCATCCCGAGAGCGACAGCTACGCGCAGATGACGCTCGGCGAGTGGGCGACGTGCAGCGAGGCCGGCAACCTGGTCGAAGTCGACGAGTTGGACGTGCCCGACGAATTCCTGCTGCCGCACGAGTGCTGTCCGCGCTGCGGCGATGCCGGTGGACCGTGCGGACCTGGTTCCGACTGCTACGAGGACGACGAACTTTGACAAGCCGGGGTTTCGGCCCCGCATCGTGTAGTATCGCCGCTATTCAATGAATAGACGGCGAGGACATGAGTGAACTTCAAACACTGGTGGACTTCGAGGACATGCTGGGCCTCGATCCACCGCAGGCATGCAGAGTGATCGGCATCGCCTATTCCACATACGCGGCGTACCGCAATTGCAGTCGCCCGCTACAGCAATATCACCTCAATCACATCGAAGACATCGGCCGCCTGTCGCGGCGCGCCCTTGCTCAACTTATCGACGAGCGAATCAATGGCAAAAAGAACTGACGCAACCGACGAAACAACGCGGGCAATCCTGTACGACGGTGCGAACCTCTCGCAACTCGGCAACCTGTTCCGCATGGATCACCGCGTCCTGGTCGAGAAGCTGGAAAAGGGTGGATGCAAGCCTGTCGGCGAACGCAACGGCGCGAATATCTACGCGGTGCACGAGGTGGCCCCGTACCTGGTGAAGCCGGCCTACGACATCGAAGAGTACATCCGGCGCATGCACCATAACGATCTGCCGAAGCACCTGACGAAAGAGTTTTGGGCCGGCCTGCGCTCGCGCCAGGAATACGAGCAGAAGGAAGGCAACCTGTGGCCGACGACGCGCGTGGTCGAGGTGATCGGCGGCCTGATGAAGATGGTGAAGATGAGCATTCGCCTCATGGCCGACGCGGTGGATCGCCAGGCCGAACTCACCGACCGCCAGCGGCACCTCGTCAAGTCGCTGGGCGACGGCATGCTGGAAGAACTGTACCGCGCCGTGAAGGAAGAATTCAGCAAAGCGCCGACGAATCCGCAGGTGATCGAGGACGCCGAGAATGCGGTGTTCGAGGCGCGCGGCGGCGCACCGAAACACGAGGACGACGATGAACTTTAATTCCGTAGAACAGATCGCGCTGTCGTGCGCGGAGATGCTGCGCCCGCCCGAGCGGACCACCGTGTCCGAGGCCGCGCACAAGTACCGGATCGTGAATTCGCCAGGCGCGTACGTCGGCCCCTGGTTCAACACGACGACGCCGTACATGGTCGAGCCGATGAACGTGTTCGCGTCGACGAACTACACCGGCATGATTTTCGTTGGACCCGCGCAGTCGGCGAAGACGGACGCCCTGGTCATCAACACGACGCTGTATTCCATCAAGATCGACCCGATGGACATGATGATCGTGTGCCCGACGAACACGGCGGCCCGCGACTTCTCCATGCGCCGTATCGACCGCCTGAACCGCTACTCGCCCGAGATCGGCAAGATGCTGACGCCGGGCGCGGACAACGACAACAAGTTCGACAAGCTGTACAACACCGGCATGATGCTGTCGCTGTCCTGGCCGACGCCGACCGAACTTGCCGGTAAGCCTATCGGCCGCGTGGTGCTCACCGACCGCGACCGTATGCCCGACGACGTGGACGGCGACGGCGAGCCGTTCGACCTGGCGATGAAGCGAACCACCACGTTCGGCTCGAACGCGATGTGCGTGGCCGAATCGTCGCCGTCGCGCGAGGTGAAGGACATCAAGTGGATCGCGCGCACGCCGCACGAAGCGCCGCCGTGCGACGGCATCATCGGCCTGTACAACCGTGGCGACCGCCGCCGCTGGTACTGGCCGTGCCCATGCTGCGATCACTTCTTCGAGGGTCGTTTCGAGATGCTGAAATACGACCGCCGCGAAGGCATGTCGAACCTGGACGCGGCGGAAACGGTTTATATGGAATGCCCGAAGTGCGCGCACCACATCCACCCGGACGACCGCTACGAGATGAACCTGTGGGGCACATGGGTCAAGGATGGCGAGGCCATCGACCAGTACGGCCGGAAGTTCGGCCGCTCGATCCGCTCGCTCATCGCGTCGTTCTGGCTGCGCGGCGTGGCCGCAGCGTTCGTGTCGTGGAAGAAGCTGGTCGTGATGTACCTGGACGCATGCGACGACTTCGACCGCACCGGCACCGAAGAGTCCCTGAAAAAGTTCTACAACAACGACTTGGGCGAGCCGTACTACAGCCGGAAGCACAGCGAGATTCGCCTGCCCGAAACGTTGAAGGCCCGCGCCGAACATTCGCTCGGCGAGCGCGTCGTGCCCGAGGGTGTGCGCTTCCTGATCGCGACGGTCGACGTGCAGAAGAACATGTGGGTCGTGCAGGTGTTCGGCATCATGCCTGGCGCGCCGTTCGACATGGTGCTGATCGACCGATTCGACGTGCGCAAGTCGAAGCGCCTGGACGACGAAGGCGATCCGCTTTGGGTCAAGCCGGCGACGTACCTGGAAGATTGGGACCAGCTTATCGAGCACGTCATGGACCGCGAATATCCGCTCGCGGACGACAGCGGCCGGCTCATGTCGATCAAGATGACGGCGTGCGACTCGGGTGGTCAGGAAGGCGTCACCGGCATGGCGTACCAGTTCTGGCGCAAGCTGGTGAAGATGAACCGCCATCACCGCTTCGTGCTCGTGAAAGGTGATCCGAAGCCTGGCAATCCGCGCACGCGCGTCAACTACCCGGACAGCAATCGCAAGGACAGCAAGGCCGGCGCGCGCGGCGACATTCCGGTCCTGTTCTTCAACTCGAACCTGCTGAAAGACGACCTGGACGCGCGCCTGGATTGCATCGAGCCTGGCAAGGGAATGTACCGCATGCCGGACTGGCTGGCCGACAGCTTCTACGCCGAGATGTGCGCGGAAAACCGGACGCCGAAGGGATGGGAGCACAATACGACCGTGCGCAACGAGGCATGGGACTTGTCCTACTATTGCATCGGCGTGTGCATCTCGCAGTACATCCGGGCCGAACACATCGACTGGAACAACCCGCCGCGCTGGGCTTCCGAATGGGACTCGAACGACTTTGTGCGCTCGCCCGATCAGGAAAAGCCGTTCAGCGGTGGGGTAAAATCGCAATTCAATTTTGCCGAAATGGCTAACGCCCTAGCTTGAGGGAACCACTATGATTATCGCCACACCACTTACACCTGAACAGCGCGCCGACCTGGAAGCGAAGCTGGCTGACGCGCGCAACGCGTATCACACGCTCGCAATTGGCGGCCAGGCCCGCGTCATCGTTGACCAGAACGGCGAGCGTGTCGAATTCACGGCCGCGCGCAAGAGCGACCTGTACACGTACATCATGTCGCTCGAATCTCAACTCGCCACGCTGCCGGCTGCGCTGCGCGTCGCTGGCCCGGCAGGCTTCATCTTCTAATCATGGCACCGCGCACAAAGAGCAAATCGGCCGCCGCAAGTGCCGATGTAATCGAAGTGCCGGGCCGCGCTGTAGTCGTCACCAGGCCGGGCGAGAACGCGATGGGCGGTGGCATCGAAGGTGCGGCCCGCAACAGCCGCGAGATGATGTCGTGGACGCCGCCAATCATCTCGCCGGACGCGCAGATCAACCAGGTGAAGGAACTTGCCGACGCGCGCTCGCGCGACGCCGTGCAGAACGACGGCCTGACGACCGGCGCAGTGCACACGCACCGCGACAGCATCGTAGGCGCGCAGTACCGCCTGATCGCGACGCCGGACTGGAAGGTGATCGGTGCCGACGAAGCCTGGGCCGAAGCCTGGACCGAATACGTCGAGGCGCGCTTCAATCTGCTGGCCGAATCCACGGACAACTGGTTCGACGCGGGCGGCAACATGACGTTCACCGACATCATCCGCCTCGCCATCGGCGGCTTCGTCATGACCGGCGAAGTCCTGGGCACGGCCGAGTGGCTGGATCAGCGGCCCGAGCGTCCGTTCTACACCGCGATCCAGATGGTGTCGCCGACCCGCCTGTCGAACCCTGACGGACAGATGGACACCGCCACGATCCGGCGCGGCATCGAGCGCGACATGTACGGCGGCCCGATTGCCTACTACATCCGCAGCGCACATCCGGGCGACCTGTACCCGATGGATGACATTCCAACCTGGAAGCGCATCCCGGCGCGCAAGCCGTGGGGCCGCCGCCAGGTGATTCACATCGCCGACCGCCTGCAACCGGATCAGACGCGCGGTATCAGCGACATGGTGTCCGTGCTCAAGCAGATGAAGATGACCAAGAAGTTCGCGGACATCACTTTGCAGAACGCGGTCGTCAATGCGACGTACGCGGCGGCCATCGAATCCGAACTGCCGAGCGACGTGGTGTTCGCTTCGATGGGTGCGGGCGCGCCTGGCCTGGCGAACGCGCTGGGCGAATACATGACGGCCCTGACGAAGTACGTGGGCGCATCCGAGAACATCGCCATCGACGGCGTGAAGATGCCGCACCTGTTCCCCGGCACGAAGCTGAACCTGAAAAACGCAGGCACGCCGGGCGGCGTCGGAACGCAGTTCGAGCAATCGCTGCTGCGTCACATCGCCGCGCCGCTGGGCCTGTCGTACGAGCAGTTCAGCAAGGACTACACGAACACGAACTACTCGTCCGCGCGCGCGTCGATGGCCGAGACGTGGAAGTTCATGCAGTCGCGGAAAAAGACCGTGGCCGACAAGCTGGCGACGATGATGTACATGCTCTGGCTCGAAGAGGACGTGAACTACTTCAAGAGCGACATGCCGATGCCGAAAGGGATGTCCCGCGTCGACTTCCAGAAGGCGTTCTACGATGCGATCAAACGCGAGGCGATTTGCTCGTGCCAGTGGATCGGCGCGTCGCGCGGCCAGATCGACGAGTTGAAGGAAACGCAGGCTGCGATCATGCGAATCAAGGGCGGCCTGTCAAGCTACCAGGCCGAGTCGGCACGCCTGGGCGAAGACTTCCGCCGCACGTTCCGCCAGCAGGCGCGCGAGCAGCGAATGATGCAAGAACTCGGCTTGACGTTCAACCAGGACGCGACGCAACCCGGCGCGAACGACGCGCAGCAAACGATGACGGACAATAAGGCGACCAACGACAACGCAAAGGAAACGCAATGAGTGACCAGGCCGCGCGCAGCGCACTTTCCCGGATGAACCTGCACGAAGTGTTCATCGCCCACCATTACCAAGGACTCGCCGCCGATCTGGCGAAGATGGCCGCGACCGATCCGACCGCAGCACGCGAGAAGTTCCTGACCGAGACACGCCATGAACTGTGCGAGGCGTATGGCTTCACGCGACGCGAGCAATCCAAGCCGTTCGCGTTCGCCGACGGCTTCGCGATTATCCCGGTCCACGGCACGCTCATCAACCGATTCGGCGCGAGCTACGGCTACGTCACCGGCTACAACTTCATCCGCAACCAGCACAACGCGGCGATGATGGACCCGGACGTGAAGTACATCGTGCACGACCACAACTCGTACGGCGGCGAGGCGGCCGGCTGCTTTGAACTGGCCGATGAAATTTACGCGTCGCGCGGCGACAAGAAGATCATCGCCGTGGTCGATTCAAACTGCTATTCCGCGTCGATGGCGCTGGCGTCGTCGGCCGACAAAATCTTCGTCACGCCGAGTTCCGGCGTCGGCTCCATCGGTGTCGTCGCAATGCACGTCGACATGTCGAAGATGCTGTCGGATTGGGGCATCAACATCACGTTCATCCACTCGGGCGATCACAAGGTGGATGGCAACCCGTACGAAAAATTGGACCCGGCCGTGAAGAAGGACATCCAGGCCGGCGTCGACAAATCGCGCGCGAAATTCGTTTCGCTCGTGGCGCGCAACTTGGGACTAGACGAGAAGGTCGTTTATGATACCGAGGCGCGCACGTACCGAGCCGACGACGCACTGAAACTCGGCCTGGTGCATGCAATTGCAGTACCATCTGCGGCGCTGCAATCACTCATTGACGAGGAATCGGACGAAACCGACGACTCTGACGTTCAACTCTCGAAAAAGGAAACCACGATGGACCCGACGCAAGGCAACAACACCTCGGCCGCAGGCCAACCGGCAGCAACCGTTCAACCGTCCGCCGCTGCACCGGCTGCAAACGCCGGCACCGTCGACCAGGCCGCAGTGCAGAAAGCCGAGCGCGACCGCGTGCAGGGCATCCTCGGCTGCGAGGAAGCTGCTGGCAAGTCGAAGATGGCGAACCACCTGGCCTTCAACACGAACATGTCGCTGGCCGACGCGAAAGCAATGCTGGCCGTGGCCGGCACGGAAGCCGCCGCACCCGCACCGCAGCAGCCGGCCGAAAGCGGCTTCGCTGCCGCCATGAGCCGCACCGGCAACCCGCAAGTCGGCGCTGACGGTTCCGTGCCCGGTCAAGCTGCGCAGGGCGGCGAGAAGCCGAATGCAGCGGCACAGATCATGGCCGACTACGAACGCGCCAGCGGCATCAAGCTGGCCGACAAGGCATAATCCCGCCTTCCCCATCAACGCAACAAACGGAGAATTGAATCATGGCTGAAATCGAACAACGCCCGCTCGATCCGTACTCGGACCTGGCCGGCTACGCGAACGTGGGCTCGCGTCCTGGCCCGTTCCAACTGTGGATCGGCGGCGCGCCGGTCGTCACCGATGCCGCTATCGGCGAAGTCGACTTCCAGAAGTACGAACTGGCCGCGCTGACCGCGACCGGCACGCTGGCCCGCTTCGTGCCGGGCACGCACACCGCACAGCAGGCCGTCATCACCGCGCAACCCACGCTGGCCGGTCAATCCGTCCCGTACTGGAACGCCGGTAAGTTCAACCACGAAGCCGTCATCTGGCCGACTGGCACCGCCCTTGACACGTACCTGGAACGCAAGGCGTTCCTGACTGGCACGATGCTCATGGTCGGCCACCTGCTGTAAGCGTGTAGGCTCCCCGTAATCCCGAAAATAGGAACTCATAATCAAATGGACATCTTCGATCTCTACACGCTGCAACAGGTGCAGCGCCGCATCAAAACGGCACCGGCTTTCTGGCTGACCTTCTATCCCGGCCAGATCAACTTCGACGGCCGCAAGATTCTGTTCGAGAAGGTCTTCGGCGACGACCGTAAGCTCGCGCCGTTCGTCGTGCCGAACGTTGCCGGCCGCCCGCAACGCCTGGAAGGCTTCGAGGCTTACACGTTCGAGCCGGCGTACTCGAAGCAGAAGGACATCGTGGACTACACCATGCACATCGAGCGCCAGGCCGGCGAATCGCTGGGTGGTTCGCTGACCATCGAGCAGCGCCGCAACGCGGTGATCGCCGAACTGCTGCGTCGCCAGAAGGTGAAGATCAACAACACCTGGAACTGGCTGGCCGCACGCGCTGCCATCGACGGCAAGGTCGTCATCGAAGGCGAAGACTACCCGTCGCAACTGGTCGACTTCCGCCGCGATCCGAACCTGACGATCACGCTGACTGGCGGCGCGAAGTGGGACCAGACCACCGCCGATCCGCTGGCCGATCTGCGTGAAGCGCGCATCACCGCGAACGGCCTGTCGGGCGCTCGCATCTCGCGTCACATCTTCGGCGCGAACGCATGGGAACTGTTCTGCCAACGCGTCGACCTGAAAGATTTGCAGAACTCGCTGAATCGCGGCGCAGGCCAGCAGACCAGCGTTTCGCTCATCAACGACGGCTACGGCGACACCGTGGAATACATGGGTCGCATGGCCGGCCTGAACGGTCAGGGCACGATGGAATTTTGGGTCGACACGACCAAGTACATCGACCCGGAGACGGGCCTGGAAGCGTTCTACCTGGACCAGAACACCGTCGTCGGCATCTCGGACATGATGCAGGGCGTGCGCTGCTTCGGCGCGATCATGGACGCGGAAGCCGGCTTCCGTTCGCTCGACACGTTCTTCAAGAACTGGCGCGAGCAAGACCCGTCGCAGGAATACCTGCTGACGCAATCGGCGCCGCTGATGGTTCCGAAAGAGCCGAACGCGACGTTCAGCATCAAGGTCGCGTAAGCTGGCCTGCCGCAGTAAGTGAAGCACCTGGCCGGGGAAACCCGGCCTTTCATCACCACCATCACAACGGAGTTTCAAATGCCAATTCGTATCGCAACCCAAAAGATCGTCCTGCACCGCGACGGCAAGCGCGTCGTCGTCCAGGCGAAGCAGAAGTTCGATTTCACCTCGGCCGAGATGAAGGAAATCCAGGGCATCAACAAAGATGCGCTGCGTCAGCCGATCAACGAACTGGCCGACACCACGCTCGGCACGGTCGGCAGCGGCGGCATCACCAACCTGGACGACACCGACGCCAACCCGAACGCATCGACGCCGGCCCCGCTGGGTGCAGCAACGTCGCCGGAAGCTGGCGCGCCGGCCGCGAAGGTGCAGCAGAAGGCCGCAGCTAAGACCGAGAAGTCCAAAGCTGACGGCAAGGACGAAGAACTGTAATCATGGGCTTCGACTTCGCAGCGGCAAAGGCCCGCGTTCATCGCATCGTTCACGACACGCTGGCAGTGGACGCCACGTACGAGGACGACGTTGTGACCGTGCCGGTGCCGCTGCGGGTTCGATGGCACGACAAGCTGGCCGCCACTGGTGATCTGAACGGGGATGGATACCCGGTCAGTATCGACACCATCGACAGGGTGTTTTTCGACGTGGCCGAACTGGTCGTCAAGAACGTGACGATCTCTCGCGGCGGCCTCGTCAAATTCACCGCTGGATACTTCGCCGGCCTTGTCCTCGTGATCGACACCCGCGATCCCAAGTCCGACGCCGCACGCGAAATCTGGCATGCGAGTCGAGACAATGGCAGATTCAATCCTTGATGCCGTCGAATTCTTTCAACGGCTTCCCGACGTAGCTGGTAAAGCTGCGACTATGGCGATCAACCAGGTCGCCACCCGAGGCGGGCTGAAACTGGCCCGCAGCGGAATCCTCGACGAGATCGCGTTCCCGAAAGATTACCTGTCCGGTGATCGCCTTCGCGTCTCCCAAAAAGCCACCACCGCAAATCCCGAAGCAGTCATCGCGGCGCGCGAGCGTCCGACGAGTCTTGCGCGCTTCGCCGCAGCCGGCACCACGCTCGGCAGCCGCGCGCGGATCGGCGTGCGCGTCCAGGTCAAGAAGGGCAGGTCGGTCACGCTCAAGACTGCCTGGCTCGTGCGCCTGAATAGCGGGAACATCGGCCTGGCCGTGCGCGTCAAGCCGGGCCAGCAGATCGCCAACAAGACCGGCGCTACACGCTGGCTCGTCCCGGATCGCGTCGCGCTGCTGTACGGCCCCTCGGTCGATCAAGTTTTCCGTTCGGTGTCCGAGAAGATCGCGGCACCTGTCGGGCGCATGGTCGGCGAGGAATTCCTTCGACAATTCACGAGACTTTCAATATGAATTCAGACCGTCCAATTCCCTATCGCCTGAAAGTGATGATGGCCCTGCAAGACCTGATCGCTGGTGCGTCAATCTCTGACGGCTACGCATTCGACCTGGCCGGCAAGGTATTCCGCAACCGCGTGCTGATCGGCGCGGAGATCACGGATAGGCCGCCCGCCGTCGCCATCGTCGAAGCGCCGCGCGCGGACATCGCAACGTTCGCGGGCGAAGAGGCCATCTTCCGCAAGGACTACTGGACGATCATGATCCAGGGGATCGCTGCGGACAATCGCAAGGACACCGAAGACGACATCTACTACCTGTGCCAAGACGTTGAGCGCCGGCTGAACCGGATGCAGGACACGAAGGCGCAAAGTGGCAACCCGCTGTACAAAGAGCACTATCTGCTGGGTGGTATGATTACGTCCGTCGAAATCGCCCCGCCAGTTATCCGTCCACCGGAGGCCGGCGTAGCGAATAACGCGTTCTTCTACCTCGCCATCCGGTTAGGCATGGCAGCGAAGATCGGCGAGTAGCGCGAGCGCTCGCAATCCCGTTTTATCACCCTCTCATTTTGGAGAATTAACTATGGCAGGCGCAGGCAAACAGTATGTGATCGGTAAGGGCAAACTGCACTTCGATCAATTCGCTACCGGCACGAAGATCGGCATCGGTGAACGCTATCTCGGCAACACGCCGGAACTCACGCAATCGCGTTCCTCGGACACGCTGGATCACATGGACGCGGACGAAGGCTTGAACGTCAAGGACGAGTCGATCACCATCACCAACGACATCACCGGCAGTTTCAGCACCGACAATATCGAGCCGGCGAACGTCGCGCTCTGGTTCGGCGGTGACATCGACAAGTCCACCATCGTCGCAGCTACCGCCGTCGTCGAGCCGGACTTCGTGGCGACGCGTGGCCGCAGCTACCAACTCGGCAAGACCGCCGACACGCCGCAGGGCACGCGCAGCGTCACGAACGTGACCATCGCGACGATCACGCCGGGCGCGGCGCAGGGCGATCCGGTCGTGGTGACGCCGATTGCAACCCTGGACGGCAACTTCGACATCGACCTGGCGCGCGGTCGCGTGTACATCGAGCCGGATGCGCCGGACGTGGCGGATGGTGACGTGCTGCGCGTGACGTACGACCAGGAAGGCATGACCCGCGAGATCATCATCGCGAAGGGTCAGGAAATCCGCGGTGCTCTGCGCTTCCTGGCGACCAACCCGGTCGGCGAGCGCAAAGACTACTTCTGGCCGTACGTGAAGATCACCGCCAACGGTGACTACGCGTTGAAGGGCGACGACTGGCAAGTCATGTCGTTCAACTTCGAGGTGCTGAAACTGGACGCGAACACCGAGCGCGTCTACATCGAGTCGCTGCCGGCCGCGACGGTTTAATAAGGACGCCCCGAAATGTCACTCAAAGACTTCAAGATTGCATCCGATGTCGTGACGTTCCGGGGCGGTTCGCTCGAACTGCGCGGACTGTCCTTGAACGATTTCTCCGTGCTGATGCGCGGCTACCTTCCCGAACTCAACAACCTGTTCAAGCTGTACGAGGACGAGGCCACGCGCGAGAACGCAATCTCGCAGTCGGTCAAGTTCGCCACCACGCTCGTGCAGGAAACGCCGCAGATGGTCGCGCAGATGATCGTGCTGTGCGCCGACGAAGACCAATCGCTGCTGTCGGTGGCCGCGCGCCTGCCGATCACCGTGCAAGTCGAGTGCATCCGCAAGATCATCGAACTGACGTTCGAGGAAGCGGGCGGCGCAAAAAAGTTCCTCGACAGCCTGGTGGGGATGGTGAAAACGATGGGTCCGGGCGTGACCGAGACACCGGACTAGAACACTTGACCCGAGCCGAGCGATTCCATAGGTCGCTCCGCTCACATGCGAGCCTGTTGATGGCAGAAGGTCACAGGCACGCGAATGACTATCCGCTGTCGAAACTATGGATAGAAGCAGAAATAGCTCGCGAGCGCATCCACGGTAGGATGGCATCTGAAACTTCCCTACTGCATTCGGCCATCGTCGCGGTTCTCTCGCTCGATGGTAAGGGCGTAGAAAACTTGAACCGACAACTGCGAAAGCTGACCGATGGCTAACCAATCCCAGGACGTAGAACTCCGAATCAGGGCGACCAACTACTCGAAGCAGACTACCGACAAGGTAGTGGACGCCCTGAAAGAGATGACGAAGGCGCAGGACGCGCAGATCGAAAGTGCGAAGAAAGGCACCACGACTGTCGCGCAACTGGAAGCGTCGTACACCAAACTCGAATCGGCAGCGAAGGCGCTGCTGTCCCAGCAGTCGCTCACGAAGCTGTACCAGGCGCAGACTGCCACCCTCACCGAACTCGAAGCGAAGCTGGAAGCCGCGCGCAAGGCGCAGCAGGATTACGCCAACTCGCTGACACCAGGCGAAGAACGAACGAAGGCGCAGCAGGCGGAATTGAACCGCTTGGGCAAGGCGCTGGCGTCGGTCGAGAAGCAGTACGAGCGCGCGCAGGGCCGCGTCGAAACCACGTCGCAGCGCCTCGCGCAATTCGGCATCACCGCATCCAACCTGGCCGAGTCGCAGCAGAAGATCGTGGCCGCCGTCAACCAGGCGAACGCGGCGCTCGAACGCCAGGAACACGCGATCAACACGGCCGACCAGGACGCCGCCCGCCGCAAGGCCCAAGCCGATGCGATCGCGCAGCGCGAATTGCAGGTGAAGGTCGACAACCAGTTCGCGCAGGCCGAGCGTGACGTGGCCGCCGCCCTGGCCGCCGAGCGCGCCGCGCAGATCGCCGCGAACCAGGCCGCCGCCGACAAACAGCGCGAGCGCCAGGTCGAGGTCGACGTGCTGTTCGCGCAGGCGCAGCGCCAGGCCACCGAGGAACTGAACAAGAAGACCGCAGCGCTGCGCGCGCAGCAGCAGGCATTGCAGAACGCCGCCGACGCGGCCGAGCGGATGAGCCGCAGCAGCGTCGTCACCGCGCGCGGCAGCACGCCGGTCATCACGCCGCAACTGTCCCAGCAAATCCGCGACATCCAGAACCCGGCCGACGCCGCCGTGCGCAGCATCGACGGGATCGAGCAGGCGGTCGGCCGGCTGGAAACGCGCGTCACCGCGATCCGTGGCCCTGTCCGCGACTATCGAGGTGCCCTGGAAGACGCCAGGCGCACGCAGGCGGCCCTTTTGGCGGTCGCCGGCCAGGTGGATACCTACCAGAACCAGATCGCGGCTCTGCGGGCCGCTCGTTACGAATACTCGCAGAACCGGACGGCGGTGAACAACCTGATCGCGGCGATGCGGGCCGGTACGGGCGGCGACGACATCACCACGCGCCTCGCAGCCGCGCAGCGCACGTTGCAGCAGTCCGCGCAAGCGCTGGGCAACCTGATGACCGCGAGCCGGCAAACGCAGGCGGCGCTGCGCGAGGCCGGCGTCGACACCGCGCAACTCGGCGCGGCCGAGCAACGCCTGGTCGACCAGACCAACCGCGCGACGCAGGCGCTCAACTCGCTGAACGACGCCTACCGGCGCAACGGCGCGGCGGCCGAGCAAAGCGGCTCGCGCATCCTGTCGTTCTTCGGCGGCGACGGCGGCCGGACAACCCTGTCGTACGCGCAGCGCTTGCGCGGCGAACTGCTGTCCCTGGCCGCTGGCTTCGTGGGCCTGAACGCCGGCATCGAACTGGCGAAGAAAACGCTCGAAGCGTACAACGAGACGCAGGCCATCATGAACCGCCTGCTGGTCGTGAACAACGGCGACATGCGCGGCGCGGTGGCCGACTACAAATATTTGCAGGCCGCGACCGACCGCATCGGCGTCAGCTTCGCCAAAGTCGCGCCGGCCTTCTCGAAGTTCGCCATCGCCGCGAAGCAGGCCGGCATGAACAGCCAGCAGACCCGCTACATCTTCGAGGGCTTCGCGCAGGCGACATCGAAGCTGGGCCTGTCCGGCGTCGAGTCGGAACGCGTGTTCAAGGCCATCGAGCAGATGTTCAACAAGGGCAAGGTCAGCGCCGAGGAACTGTCGCAGCAACTCGGTGACGCGCTGCCTGGCGCGTACAACCTGTTCGCGAAAGCGGCCGGCATGACGACCCAGGACTTCGCGAAGGCGATGGAGCAGGGCTTGATCGCGCCGTCGCTGCTGGTGAAGGTCGCGAAGGAATTGAAGGACACGTACGGCACCGTGAACAACGGCGTCGAGAACCTGTCGCAGTCGCAGGCGCGCTTCGACAACGCATTCAACCGCTTCCTCAACAACACCGCGAACGGCGGCTTCGTGCAGGCATACCAGCAGCTTCTCAATAAGCTGTCGACGATGCTGAACGACGGCACGGCCGACAAGTTCGCGACGCAGCTTTCCGGCGCGTTCGTGGCCGTGCTGAACGTGATGGAATTCGTGATCGACAACTTCGACTCGCTGAAACGCGTGATCGAGGCGGTGATCGCGGTGAAGATCATCGGATGGTTGTTCTCGCTGCCTGCCGCGTTCGTGGCCGTGCGCAACGAGGTGATCGCATTGCAGGGCGCGATGGTCGCGCTGAACGCCTGGATGGTCCGCGCAGAAGGTGCGGCGGCAATTAGCGCAGCGCTTGGCGCTGGCGGCGTGGCCGGCGTTATCGCGCGCCTCACGCCACTGGTCCTGAACCTGGCGAAAGCGTTTATCTTCCTCGGCAAGTCGACGGTGGTGCTGGCGGCCGGCTATGCCGCGTACCAGGCGACGAGCGCGCTGCTGGACATGGCCGACAACAGCATCCGCGAGAAGATCGTGGGCGCGACCAACGCGGCAACCAAGGCGTTCGAGGACGCGGCTGCGGCGCGCAAGAAGCTGGACGCTGCAACGGACGCAGATCAGCGTGAGACGTTGAAGAAGCAGTACGACGCGCTGTCGAAGATTGCGGTCGACAAGGCGAAGGAACAGGCCCGCCTGATCGCGAAGGCGCAGGCCGACAACGTGAACTTCGACGCGAAGACGAACTTCGCGCTGGACCAGCAGAAGAAGCGCGAGTCCGCCGCGCTCGGCAACCAGACTGCCGGCGACACGCCGTTCCCTGGCAACCCGGACGACAGCGCAACGAAGCTGGCCGCGTTGAAGAAGACCCTGGCCGCCGAAGACAAGAAGTCCGACCGCGCGATGAAGGAGCAACGCCTGCGCACCGCGAAGGAGGAATTGGACGAGCGCCTGTCGATCATCAAGGAACCGTTCGAGGAACTGCGCAAACAGCAGAAGGGTTCGATCACCGACGAGGCCAAGTACCAGGAAGCGATGAAGGCCATCGACGTGTCGGAGGCGAAAGCCGTGGCCGCCGAACGCGCGAAGTTCATGAACGAACAGGCCGCGAAGAACAAGACCGAAGGCGAGCGCCGCGTGCGCCTGGCGCAAGAGATCAAGGACAAGTTGGACGCCATCGAAGCCGACATCGGCAAGAAGAACGCGAAGGCCGATCCGACGATTCCGTACGAGACACGCCGCGAAGCGCGCGTCCTGGCGATCAGTCACGCGTACGACGAGTTGAACAAAAAGATTCTCGCCGAGAAGCAGGTGGCACCGGAGCAGGCCAAAGCCGACGCCGCGCGCCTGGAACTGTTGAAGAAGCAGCGCGAGACACTGGAAGGCGAGAACAGCGACCGCGACGAAGCGAACCGCCTGGCCGACGAATTCAACGCGAAGCAGACCATCCTGCAAAACCGCCTGAACGAGATCAAGACCCTGTACGACTCGGGCAAGATCACGTCGAAGCAGTTCCTCGATCAGACGAACTACGCTGTCGCCACGCTCGGCCCTGGCGTCGAGGAAGCCGGCCAGGCCGCGCTCGACTTCGCGGCGAAGGTGAAGTCCGTGCTGGACCCGGTGGCGTACTCGAACCTGGTGTCGAGCGTGCGCGCCGGCATGGCGAAGTCGGACGTGGACGCGACCCTGGCGACCAACAACCTGACCGCGCAGCAGACCACGCTGAACCAGATTCTCGAACAGCAGCAGCGCGACATCGACATGATTACGGCGAAGCGCAAGCTGGGGATCATCACGTCGTCCGAGGAAGCCGCTGAACTGAACAAGAACGCGGCCGACTACAAGGATCGCATCACGGCCAACGTCGACGAGATGCTGCGCCTGCTGCAAGTCGCGCGCGACATGGGTGCGATCAGCGCTGACGCATTCAACAAGGCGGCGGCCGGCGCGAACCTGTTGAAGCTGAACACGCAGAACGCGCACGCGGCATCGAGCGACCTGGACAAGACCATCGTGAACAGCGTTGCGCAGAACGGCGTCACCGCGTTCCAGTCGCTCGCCGAACAGATCGCGAAGGTCGCGACCGGCGCGCAAAGCATCGGCGAAGGATTCCGTGGCGCGCTGTCGGCCATCGGCGCGTTCTTCGCGCAACTGCTGATGGACATCGCGCAGGCCATCATCAAGCAGTTGATCCTCAACGCGCTGGTGAAGGCATTGGGTGCAGCAAGCGGCGTCGGTGGTGCGGCAGCATCGGCAGGCGGCACCGTGGCAGCGGCCGGCGCGCACCGTGGCGGCGTGATGGGGCAGTCGCGCACGTTCACGCGCTCCGTGGCCGCCGACGTGTTCACGAACGCCGTGCGCTATCACACTGGCGGCATCGTTGGCCTGGCTCCGAACGAGGTGCCGGCCGTGCTGCAAAAGAACGAAGAGGTGCTGACCCGGAACGATCCGCGTCACGTCCTGAACGGCGGGAAGAACCCGGCCGCTCCGACCGATGGCGCAGGCAACCGCTTCGTCCTGGTCGACGACCGCGCCCGCGTGCCCGAGGCGATGGCGTCGTCGGAAGGCGAGAAGGTGACGCTCGTGCACTTGAAGAAAAACATCGCAACCCTCAAACAATGGCTTCGTTAAATCATGACTCTGCGGACACCTTATGACTTTCCGACAAATGGCACGTACGGCGAAAAACAAGTCTCGGTCGCCGATCCCGTTGAATCAGCGCCGGGGCCGGCGACGTACTACCTCGCGCGGCGCATCAACTTTGACGCCGACGCCGATTACACCTTCTTGCTCAGTGCCGACGACGCGGCAACGGTATGGCTAGGCACCGACCAACTGAACCTGCGGATCGTCGCGCAGTGCGTGATCGGCGCGCCGACGAGCACCGACGTTCACATCCCGGCCGGCCAGTACCGGCTCGACGTGATCCTGCAAAACCTGCCCACCGGGCAGACGCCGTGCGTGTTCACGCTGGTGATCCTGCGCGGCGACGTGGTGGTCTACTCGTCGGCGAAAGAAGGGTGGGTTCTGGACGACGTGCCGATCAACGACGCCGATCTGCCGCCCGGCGATGACCCGCGCTACAGCATGCCGGTGTGGTCGATCCTGCCGAATTGGAAGGACGGGATCGTCGAGCGCCTGTCGTGGCAAACCGACGTGCTGGCGAGCGAGACTGACGCCGAGCAGCGCCGCTCGGTGCGCCGCAATGCGCGCCGGTCGTTCGAGGCGTCGTTCCTGCGGCAGAACGCGCAGGCGCAGCGCATGGACGCGTTTTTCAGCGGCGTCGGGCCGGCGACGTTCCTGGTCCCGCTGTGGCACGAACAGGTCAAGATGTTGGACGGCATCGACATGGAAGCG